AAGAGACTCACTCTGTTTCTATCTGCGTCTAGTGCGCTTTCCAAGAGTTCTTCGTACTTGGCTTTAAGAACAGTAATTCTTTCTGCAGGGACGCCTGCTCTCTTGTAACTGAGGTAGTAGGCAAGGCCACAGGTCAGAGCAGGAAGAAATCTGAAGGGGATGTCTGCATTCTGGAGAGCACTCTTACTAACATCTGCCAGTCTCTTCATTCTGTAGTTTCTAAAAGTATAAGTATCTGCTGCGTCAGGCACAGGAAAGAAAAAAGCTGTGACTACTTCTCTACCTCTGAGAGTGGCAAACTGTGTGGGCCTACCAGAGGTAGCTTTGTTGGTGATAGCTTCGTATTCCTCATACCCTATGCGGTTCATCTGAAAGTCATTACTATTGGAGGTAAGCCTGATATACCCAGAGAGAACGTCCACGGTCTCTGCAGGGAGAGCATACTCTGCTGTTCCTGTGACCAGTGTAGTACTGGCCAGGTCCGTACCCCAGAGAAGAACACCACGGTTTTGCCAGTCTGTCAGCATCAGATTAAGTGATCTTCTGGCAGTGATAGAATCATTGGCAAGCTCTGCCTGACCACCTATCATGGCATAAGCTTCTTCTATGACCTCGTCTATAAAGAAAGTGGTGTCAAAATTTGATGTAGTTGCAATTGCCATCTGGTCTTACCTATTCCTCATCCAAGCTGGTTTGACAGGACTGTCCACTGAGTGCATGACTTTACCTCCTCCTTTCAAAGGAAGCGGTTTCATATAAGGAATTCGCCTACCAGAGGGAAGCTCTTGTTCAACATTTACTTTTTTTAGACCATAAGGTTTAACAGTTAGGTCATACTTTTCAAAAGCCATCAGGGACGGTACCTTTCTTTTATTTCCTTGAGCAGAGGTTCTGAGCGTTGCTGTAGAACTGTATCCAGCTTAGAGTCCATTCTCTGTATCAAAGTTTCTACTCTGCTACTTTTATCAATCAAAGCAATTATAATTTCATCTTGGCCTTTTAAGGCCCCTGCAACGTCCTTGAGCATAAAATGGAGAAGCTTCCAAGCTGCTGCACCTGCTCCTATGGTGGCAACTATGGCAAGCCCGTAATCTGATACAGCTTGAAATACACTAAAGTCTTCCACCATTTATTTCCTTTCTGTTCTATTCCTCTGAGGGAACTGATTTACAAGAACAACCTCCTTCGTTGGTGCTGGAACAATCTTCACAACCTGTGCATTGACAGGAAGGATTAGAACACTTCTTATCTTCCGCCTTAGACAACGTCCGGTCCTATCCTAGCCGCTCCGTATCCCTGACCTGTGGGCTTACCGTTGAAGGCATTTAATCTTTCAGAGTCCACGGGAGGGTTCTGATCAGGAATGAGGTAGTCTTCTTTGTTACCTCCCTTTCCAACCTTACCTCCTTTTTTAAGACCTCTCTTCTTGGCATTCATATAGTTCATTGGCATATCTTATTTCCTTTTATTTTGCAGTAGGATCATAGTGAAGAGTATCTTGATAACCTTTTTTACGAGCAGCTTTACTAGAATTTTTCATAGCTTTTTTTACAGCTGCTCTTTCACCTTTATCTTTAGGTTTTCCGGTATATCGTATATCTTTAGATACTGCTACTACGTCACCCATGGAAGGTTCTTCTGGTTTAACTTTTAAAGGACCTTTTGGAGTAAGCATAGGTACCTTACCACCTCCTTCAAGCTTGACTAAGCCCCTCTTCTTGGCATTCATATAGTTCATTGGCATAGCTTAAAATCCTCTCAGTGCTGCGCCAGAGCCTTTACCAGAGAACCCGGCTTTACGCTTTGCAGTCTTGTTCATGCCCTGGGTCTTCATCTTACCTCTGCCGGGTCTTCCACCAAACTTCTCTCCGCCCATGTCCTCTATCTCTTGCTTATCATAGCCTTGCTGAGTCATGTACATAAAGTTATTATTATCTTTTGAGTAAGACTTATAATCACCTCCTTCTGTCTTATCTTTCTTAGGAGCTTTCTTACTAGCCTTTGGCTGGTTTTTCCCACCCGGACTAATTCCTAATTCTTCCATGGCACTGCGAGGGAGAGTAGGAATATTTTTCTTAACAGACTTATTTTCCCCAAAGTCAACCGGGTCATCTTTAAAAGGAGCAGATAATTTTGTAGACTTTTTAGCCGCCTTCTTATTAGACCTGATGAACAGTTCTTCGTTAGCACCTGCAGGAGGACTAAGTTTAGGTCTAGGAGCTTTCTTAGCAACCTTCTGCTTAACAGGCTTATCCCCGAAGTCATCCATATTTATTAGATCATCTCCAAAAGGATCAAGATTTTTAGTTTTAAGTTTTGCTGGACTCTTTCCTATGTCAAATAAATCCTCCTCTTTATCTGCCTTGTTGATATCGTATACTGGACGACTATTTACTTGTTTAGTTGGCACCTTTTTTAGTGCCCTTGGCATGTCGCTTAGGAACGTATATTCTTCACTAGCCATTCTTAATCACTCCCCTTGACCAGTGTATTAGGACCACCGGCTGTGCTGAAACTTGTTTGCATGTCATCTTGCCTGCTTCTTCTGGCTCTATTTCTAAGCCTTTCTATTTCACCTTGGTACTCTTGCTGCCACGCCGCCGTTGTGTTAAAGCTCTTCATAAAGAGGGAAGCCTCTATCATAGAAGAATAGAACAGCGCGTTCTCACAGTGAATGGTAAAGTAGTTTGTAGGACTGGCAGATGTAATAGTTGTAATCTGTGCAATGAAACCTATTTGAGAATCTACCGTGGCAGAGGGCGTGGGGGCCACTCTGATCTCTGTGTTAGTCTTAAAGCCATAGTACCTAGGTGTACCAGTGGAAGCTGACACAGGCCAGTAGTCCAGCAGGTATTCATAGGGTCTGTGCTTCAGCTGTGTCCTGGCACCGTCTACTTCTATGGAGAAGGTCTTGATGATCTCTCCTCCCACAGGTACAGATACCTCTGCAGAGGAAGCTGATACAGCTACACTGGCATACGTAACCAGTCCCTGATCATCCAGATCATTCTGCATCTTCTCCTGTGCTCTCTGTATCATGGCAGGGAGAGCACCTACAAACTCTGAGCCATCGTTCTCAGTAGTTTCTATGATGATGCTGACAAGAGAATTAAAATCCACAGTTTAACTCCTAGCCATAGTAAACATAAATTTTACCACCGTCACTTGCGCCAGCAACAGAGACATTCCCTATGCACCTGACACCGCTATCCTGCATATAGATACTATCAACAGTATTTGCAGCTAAAACAGGTTGCTTGATAACAGGTCCATTAGAAGCTCCTATGACAATTTCTGAAGCAGCTGTGACAGCGTAGGTGTACATTCTGATACGAGTGTCAGAGAGAGTGACACTGGTCTGTACATCACAGAGAAAACCATTACCACCTGCTCCCCCTATGACCTGTGCTATTCTAGTTGTAGTACTCATTTATTAGTCTCCTGAGTAAAAAAAAGGGGAGAACCATCTGCTGATCCTCCCCCTATTATAGATCAAACTCTATGTCTTTCCAAACAACAGGAGGTTATCTTTCCACCGCTGCCATAAGAAAGTCAACGGCCAAGGTTTTAACAACTGCCTCACCATTCTGAATACCGAAGGAGATAGTAAGCTCTTCGTCATCAGGAGCGTTAACGGTGCTTGCAATCTGACCTACTTTAGCGCCATCTTGGTAAGCACGGAACACTGGACCACCCGTGGCAACGTCCAGAGGATCATACTCAAAAGAAAGAGTGACAAACGTATCATCTGCCATTGCGTTCATTTCCAGAACAGAAGTACCAAAATCATTGTCTTTCTCAACAACAAAATCAGGTTGAGCATCTCCGTCTGGTTTAAAGAAGTAGATACCATCCGTAATATCCAGAGGGGTTGTATCAGTGATCTGAAGACCCATGATAATCTCTGACTGAGTAGCATCGTTGGTTTTAAACCTAGACGTAAAGAACATTCTCTTGGTAGAATCCCAGAGGAAAGACTCGCCTTTCAACTGGAGAAAGTCTAAGTCATTGTCGCCTGCAGCGTTGGTGATCAGAAGTTGTCCACCTGCACCTGCAGTGATAACCTCTGTGGCGGAACCTGTGCCAGCCTCAGTGGTGGTGATGGTGTAGATACCAGAGTGAAATTCAAAGAAATCATCGTGGTACATATAGTATTTAAAGGGGTCCATGTAAGGGTAATTAAAAAGAGGATTACCTTTTATTTGGTTAGAGACGCCGTTGGGAAAATGTGTAGGCATAGTGAACAGTCCTTTCCTAGACCAGTACCCTTAGAGAGGGTACCATTCAAGTATGTGTGAAAAAGTAGTGGAGGAAGTTTTTAGGCTCCCTCCACTGTAGCAGTAACTACGCTCCTTGTGAACCGAAGTAACCTCTCCAGTCCGACCAGCCAAAGCTGTAGCGTTCTCTGGCCTTGAACCGGAGATTGCCCGTGTCAAAGTCAGGCTCCATCTTGGTGGCAAGCGGTGCTCTGATGAACATCTTGGCCCCGTTGGGGACATCCGTTCTGATAAAGAACGCATCAGGGTCACTGAATCGCTTGTTCACCATGTAACCAGAAGGGAGCATACCCTGGTGGTTAATGGAGTTGATGTTGTTATCAGCCGTATTAGATTGATAAGGGCTGTTCAGAACACGGTCTGCTGTGAACTGATTAGAAGGTGCAACGTGCAAAGAAAGCGCGCCGCCTCCTACTAAGATACCTCTATCATCTTTCAACGTCTGAATAGAGATTAAAGCAGTTTCTAGAGCAGCTTCAGAAAGATCAACCGTACCCGTGGTACCAATCAGATTGCTCTGGATACCATCACCCACGGTGGGGTGACTGGCACTGAACATTGGTTGTCCGTCGCCACCAGTGATGGCAGCGGCAAAACCTTGG